TTGTTGGGTGTGCCCGCGGAAACAATCGAGCGATGGCTGGGGCAAACGCACGCTGGAAAGGCAGCGGTCCTGCGAGAGAAGTACATCGCAGAAGACACCCCGGACTCTGACACCCAAGTGAACGCACTGCTGCAGATATTCTTTGAACACGCAAACCGAGAAGAGACGGATGAGCTAAGGAGTTTTCTAACTCGGCAGTACACGCAGATTTTGAAGGGGAAAAAGAAACATGGACACGCCTGAGACGACGCAGGGAAAAGGGTACGGTCCCGTCATTTCTGCGAATGTGTGGCTGCCCACGGACCTGGACTTCAACTATCGTTTCGTAGAGGAACGCGCGATAGTACGCCCCTCGGCGACGCAATTCGGTGAAGACGTGCCTGACGAGTTCAGCCTGCTGGACTTCTCTGACGATGGGTCACATGCGTATCTGCCACGACACCTGTTCGATGACTGTGAAGAACTTCTGCCCGCCGAGTGCGAGCGGCTAGACTACACGGAGTTGTTCGACCGTCACGACTTTAACCACAGCATCTGCGTTCGTGAGAACCAGCTAAAGGCGTGGACCGCGCTGGACGCCGCAGACCACGGTGTCTTGGTACTCTCGTGCGGTAAGGGCAAAACAGAACTAGGACTGCTGAAAGCCGCCATGCGCGGGTTCGCCACTGTTGTCCTAGTCACAAACGGCGCATTGGCGATCCAGTGGAAGAACCGGGCGATGACGCGCCTCGGACTCCGCGAAGATGAAATCGGTATCATCGAGGGAGGGCTACAACTTCGGGCAACCAAAAAGCAGCCGGTGTCCCCTTGGTACCGTCCACTCGTTATCGTCGTAATCCACAACATCGTCAAGAACCCGGACAAAGTCCCGCTCGACATCCGGATGCGATTCGGCACGGTGCTGTTCGACGAGGCACATCATCTACCTGCCAAAGTCTTCTCTATCGCCGGGAACATGTTCTACGGAGCGCGGTTCGCCTTGACAGCAAGCCCGCGGCGAGACGACGGAATGGAGAAGATCCTGTTTGCCGCTTGCGGCGGAGTCCTCTTCCAAGATTTAGAGAGTCAGTGGCCGGCGGCGGTTCATCGCTACCAGACAGTATTAACGGTTAATATTCGAAATCCTGGGGTGCGCAAGCAAGTTACCAACGTCCGCGGCAAGTGGCACCTGTCTAAGTGCTACGGCTACCTAGCGACACACGCCCAGCGTAACGACGAAATCGCAAAGCTCATTGCGCAGCTGTACAAGAAGAATCGCCGTATCGTCGTATTCAGCCACTCGCAGGAGCACCCCGCCCTGTTGCGCGACGCGCTGAAGATATATGGTGTGCGGGACGTGGGCGTGATTACAGGCGAAACGCCCAGCGAAGATCGCCTGACCATCCTAGATCGTCACCGAGTCGTAGCTGCAACTGTGGGGGTGGGGGCGGAAGGGCTCGACTGCCCGCTAGTCGATACCATCGTCATGACCACGCCGTTCTTCTCGCAACGGCTATTCGACCAGTGTAAGGGTCGGTGCGAGCGACTGATCAACGGAGAGCGAAGCGGTAAAGAGGCGCCGATGATGTGGCTAATCGAGGACCCGCATGTCCCGTTCTTTGCCACGTACAACGAGGCACTCCGTAAGCGTGTAGGTGTCGTATGAAACTCGCCGATAGAATCACAGAACTCCGTCGGATTCAAAAAGTCATGAGCGCGTGTACGAAATGCGCGCTGCACGAGAACAGAAATAGAACGTGCCTGGGAGGCCGCGGGCTATCCAATCCCCCAAACTACGACATCGTGCTCGTACTGGACCGGCAAACACCGGAGGAAATAGGTGAGGGGCACTTCGGCTACGGAAGCAACGGAGACGTTCTGCGAGAACTATTCCGATTGCTAGAACTGGACTACTCGACGTTCTGGATCACGAGTCTGGTGGCCTGCCCGACCATGCCCAAAAACATGATTGGTGAGTTTGGCTACGAGCTGTCACCACTGCCGAAGAAAGACGAAATGCTGGCGTGTCGTGACCGGTTGCATCGAGAAATATATCTAGTCGATCCAGTAGTAGTCGTAGCCTTCGGAAAGCCCGCATTTGACGCGCTCTCCCTCCGACCAACGGATCACTCCGGCAACTTCGGGATCATGACAGAAGTGATGATCAGTGGGCGTATTACGTCCTATCCCATCGCGGTGATGCCCACGCACTCTTTGAGTACGTTAGCGCGAAATCCCGACATGAATATTGGCGGGAGCTGGCATCAGACATTCGAACATCTCCAGATGGCCTGGAATGTGGCGGAAGAACTTCGGAAAGACGGAGAAACTGATGAAACTGACGAAGCTGGCGCCCCGTAAAGAAGTAGCCGCAGAGCCCGTCGTGCAGGTCGCGGTGTCTAAGGCGACGCCCGCCAAAAGCGCGGCGGTTGACACCTCCGGCGTCAAGACCGGGCGCACGCAAACGGCCGAGCCGAATATCGGCGCGAAACCGCAGTTGGCCGGTCTGGCGGATAAGAAAGCCAAGCTCGCCACGCTCGCGGCAACCAACCTCCGCGAGTTCGTCACGAAGAACGCGGAGCTGATGGAGGAGTTCTTCGCACTAGCGGAGCAGTACGAGGAACTCGCTGCGGACGCCAAGGGCGCTGTGAAGGAAGAGAAGCGCAAGGACGTACTGAACTTCAAGATGACCGGCGGCGCGGAGAAAGAGGTGTTCACGGTGGACAGCCTGCCTCCAGGTGTATTGACACGCCGCGGCGTGGTCAAGACCGTGGACAACGAGGTCATCGAGACGCTGCTGAAAGCTGGTGCACTGTCCCCTGCCGATGCCGAGGCCACGAGTCGCGCCAAGCGCACCGAGTTGACAACGATCAGCGTGAGTGGCCCCATCGGCGAGTTCAAGATCACGTCGCTGAAGAAGCTGCTTCAGGGGTGATATGCGCATTACAAAGGCTGTAGTGAAAACCGTCAAAGTCGCGAAACGAGGCAAGGAACCAGAGAAAGGTAGCGATAAGGAGACGGACATCCCAGGACTATTAACGGTTAATACTGGTGACCCGGTTCACGCGGTACGTATCGAGCGCCGTACGGGTGACCACGTGTACTGGGGTAACGACGTGTTTGACCGCGTGAGTTACTCGGTGTCCGTCGCAGTAACACTCTCTGTCCCAGCCACCGCACCCTCCGAGGCGCGGCTCGCGGACGCAGCTAGTTGGGCCAGAGACTTTGTCGCGCAGCAGCTTGTAACTGAGAAAAATGACTTCGAGCGCGACATCAGAGAAATTCTCTACCCGGAGCTATTCCATGGCAAATAACAAGACCCCAGAGCCCACGCAGACTGCGGTGGGCCCACATCTGCTGGAGCTGCACATCACGCGCGAATCCGGAAACACGTTTCGGGTAAACGCAACCGTCGGGTTCCTTGTCGGCGAACGAGCGGTGCCAACTCAGACATCTTTCGCGAGCCTGGAGACCGATGAGGACGTGGCCAAAACTACTGGCACACTTGTTGCATTTGTGGAGCAAGCGGCGTACAATGCCTGCTCTGCCACAGTAAAGAAATGAGTGTGCCATGGCCAACTGGGAACTGGAATTACTCGCCGGGATTCTGGTATCCGAAGACCCCAGTGAGGCGTTTAAGCAGGTTCTCAGCGACGGCGTGACACAGTCAGTGCTGTACGGCATGGAATCCAGATCCGTCTGGGCACACGTGCACGCGCACTACACACGGCCGCATCGCTACGGCTTTGTCCCGAGCCTCGATGCCATTCTAGAGTCATTTCCGACTCTCGACCTCCCAACCCCTAGCGAGAACCTGCTCGACCTATGCCTACGCGTAAAGCAAGCGCACACGCGGAGGCAGACCGAGCTTTTGATCGACCAGTACCGGGAAGATGAGAGTGACGATCCAATCGCCGCCGCCGCAAGCTTGTACTCGTCCCTTGGATGCATGCAGGCGCTCCAGACGAATTCAAGGGATGTCTCATTCCGCCAGCAGGCGTACGACGACATCCTCATGGACTTGCGGTCAATCGCGGAGAACGACGGCGTAACTGGGCTTCCGTATCCATGGGACATCATGAACCAGCACACCGGCGGAATTCAGCCGGGAGACATGCTGTTGTTTTGGGCGGTACCAAAGAGCCGCAAAACGTGGGTCGGTCTAGTAATTGCTGCTCATCTATTCCTACTGGGATACCGCGTGCTGGTGTACTCAAAGGAAATGATGTGGAAGCAGATCCGACAACGGCTCGCCTGCATCATAGGCAAGGTTAGCTACGACCGCTTCAAGAAGAACCTGCTGACGCGCGCAGAGCTGCATCGGATGCTCACCGCGATGGCGCTGCTGAAATCCGACAACCAGGAATTCAGCGGCGAATTGATCTTCACCGACTGTGACCGTCCCGATGGAAGTATTGGCGGACCTTCGGAAGTTCGGCAGAAAATCGACATGTACGAACCCGCGTTTGTACTGCTCGACTCTGCCTACCTGTTGCAGATTCAAGGCGTGGTCGACGCAATGGACTGGAAAGCCATCGGCGCCACGACCCGCAATCTGAAGCAGGTAGCCAAATCGACGGGCGTACCTACCGCCTGTATCATGCAGGAAAACGAGAAAGCCGCTGCGAAATACAAGGGCAGAGGTACGGCGTCAATCGCGATGTTCACTGGTATCGCCGCAGACTGCGACGTCGGAATCAAGCTGGTGTGCAACGACTATCTCGACGAGGTTTCGTTGCACTTCGCGGCGTGTAGAGAAACAAATTTCCCCGGGTTCACAATCCATGCAAATCTGGCGGAGAACTTCGAGTTTGCCGGGTTGCATCTTCATAAGGGAGATGACGAAGACGAGGGCAAGAGTAAGGCCGCCGAGCCCGCTCCAGCAGCTGCTCCGCCAACTACCGGCGCCACGGCCTTTACCTCGCGGTACACCGCCGTCGAGGAACCAACTGACGAGCTTAGTCAGGATCTGAACGACCTACCTTTTGACCCAGAAGACGAGGGATAGCCGTGTACTCCGCCGAGGAGCTTTTGGGCATCCTCGGGAAGTATCTCACCTTTGGCAACTACGCCGAGGGTTCGGATAACATCCCCGTCCACTGCCCATTCCACAGTCCCGGTCGCCTCCAGTCTACGCCGTCGTTTTACTTGTACATCGGCCCGCCTACGGACAACAAGTTCCCGGGCGCGGCCTTCTGCCACACCTGCGACCGCGGATGGAATCTGCAGACGCTGCTCACCGAGCTAGGCGCTCCCCGCAGTGAAATCCGTTCCGCCGCGGATATTAACCGTTTATATGCGGAAACAGCAAAGAAGCGGTCAAAGGTTCGTGGTAGCGACTTCACGTTCAAGAACGTCCCAGAGATGCTGCTTGTCTTGTACGAGTTCAAGCCGCTCCAACTCACCGAGACATTCACGGACGAAACGTTACGACGGTACGAGGTTGGGTTCGACCGAACGCTCAAACGCATCACGTTCCCGATCAGAGACCACCGCGGAGTTCTTGTAGGAATTTCCGGACGAGCGACGCGTGACTGGCAGCAACCACGTTACTATATCTATAAGGAGGAATTAGCGCAGTACACACCTGGGTATAGCCTAGACAAAAGCAAGGTACTTTGGGGCTTGCATCTTCTTTACGAAACGCGTATGCGGTCAGGACAGGTCCAACCGCCGCTCATCGTATGCGAGGGGTTCAAAGCCGCGATGTGGGTAGCTCAATGCGGGTTCCCGAATGTGGTCGCCGCGTTTGGAACATACATTTCACCACATCAGGTATTTTTGCTCAACCGAGTTGCGAACGATGTGATATTGTTCCTCGACAATGACGCCCCCGGTCAAGCTGCGACACGAAAGACGATTGACCGCTTGGGGAAGGATCGCAATCGAGGGTTTGGTTTCAAAGTTGCGGACTATCAGGGAAGAGACGTAAGTCCCGACGATCTCGACCCAGCGGCCGTGCAAACAGCAGTCACGGAACCGCTTACACCAGGGGCATGGAGTGAGATGTATGGCAGATCCACGGCTTCGTAAGGGCACTGGAAGTGCTGGTCCCGGACCGCGTAACTCAGGCACGGGAGGGCAGCGCCCAGGAACCCGGGGTGGCGGCGGCGGTGGTAGTGGGGGAGGTGGCGGAACATGGCGCGCGTGGGTGGGGAGCAAGGCCGGGCAAGCGGCCAAGCAGACCGCACGGCAGCGCGGGAAGGGCGGCAACAGTTCTGCGCCGTGGAAGGTGCGTCGCGACGGTCGTTGGCAGCCGGTGCAGGACCCCGGGGAAAAGAATCGCCCCGCCGACCGGCACTGGATCGACTTCGAGCCGGTCACGCTGCGCTTTCGTCGGCAGACAAACGGCGAGGTGTTCTTTCACTACATGGCGTCGTGGGTGAAGGTGAAGGGGCAGAACCATTTCTGCATTTCCAACGCCCACAACGGCGTGCGGGAAGACTACCCGTGCCTGTTGCTATTCAAACTCGGTCTGCAAGGGCCGGCGGACGGGCAGCGGTCGCCCTACGAAGCGGGTGAGTATTACGCAGTCGAGCTAGAACTTCTGGAAGGCTTTCACCGAATCGAACAGAAGAACGGTGAATACACGAACATCTACTGGGAGCGGTGCGCGGGCAAGAACGCGCAAGAGCAGTCGATGTGCGAGTACTGCGACGAAGGGGACGTGCCGCTCTTCGGGCGTATCGTGCACTGGTCCATGTACCCCACGCACAAGAAGATCCTGGAGCGAGCGCTGGAGAAGGTGTCCGACACCTGTGCGACGTGTCGCGAAGGCACGCTGTCTGTGTACCGCTATGAGTGCGCGTCTTGCGGCGCCTGCTATGGCGATCACAAGTTGGCCGCGACGGATACGAATTACGCGGTGAGTCGCGAGGACGAGGAGATGTACCGCGAGCAGGAGGTGACCTGCGGTAACTGCCAGACCACCGCGAAGGCCAAGCTGGTGTACGAGTGCTTGAAGCAGAAGGGCATGGGGCCCAACAAGCGCTGGGTGCAGGGATGCGGCGAAGGACTGATGCTGGATCCATGGGACTGCGTCATCACGCTCAAGACGGAACAGAACGGTCGTAGCCCGTCGTTCACTGTGCTGGACTTCGCGGTCTACGACCCGAACGCCCTGCCGGACACGACTGGATTCGAGTTCAGCAAGATCCCTCCGCTGAAGACGCTGTTCGACACCATGCCTCTCTCGGAGCAGATGCGCGAACTCGGTCTCGAAACGAGCGAAATTCCGTTCGACCTTGCCGCGGCACAAAAAGAGCTGGACGCCGCAATCAATGCGTCTCCGGCCGAAGAAGACGACGACTCGACCCCCTGGGAGGGCTGACCGTCTAGTAGCACCGGTGCAAATCCGGCGACCGGGTTGAAAAGCCCGGCCTACCCCAACTTGCTTTCAACCAAGAATATTAACGGTTAATAGAGGGTCTATGGGGCGCTTCGAGGTTCTGCCCATCTCCACCATCATACGGACCCGCAAACAGGCCGAAGATGCGTTGGCAGAACTACAGCAGTACCGCGTCGTAGCCCTCGATACCGAGACAACTGGTCTTCGGAGGTCGAGAGACTACGCAGTCATCATCTCGCTCTCAACTGGACACAACAGATACGTCATCTTCCCAGAAGCGTTCCCCTTCTTCCGAGAGTACCTGGAAGATCCCGAGCTGAAGCTCATCATGTGGAACGCCAACTTCGATACATGGATGCTGCTCAAAGCCGGCATCGACATCTATCGTCGCTGCCCGCGTGCGAACTACCGTGTGTTCGACGCGATGGTAATGCACGCGCTGGCCTACGACGACAGGCCGCATACGCTGAAGTTAGCGGCGCGCGAGTACTTGGGAATTCGCATGGTGGAGTTCACCAAAGTATTCGGCCCGTGGCTAAAGAAGAAAATTCCACTCAAAGACCTATTCCTTGACCCCGCAAACGAGAGTGTAGTGGCGAACTACGCAGGATTGGACGCCTACGCGACCCTGCGGTTGTTCGTTGCTATCCGTCAAGAACTCATCTCGATGGCGACAGGGAACCCGTGGTACCCCACTCTGTGGGAGTACTTCCTGCGCACCGAGGTGCCGTTCACGCGGGTTCTCTACGAGTGCGAACGCAACGGCGTCGCAATCAACAAGCAGCATCTCCTGCAGATCGCTCCTGAGCTTGACTTCCAACTGCAAGAAATTCAACGCTGGTTTGTCCGCGAGACACGCGACCCCGTAATCAATCTGAAGAGCACGCCGCAGATGTGCAAGCTCTTCTTTGAACGCTTGGGCTACGAGCCGCCAAGTTACACGGCGTCCGGCCAGCCGCAGTTGGCAAAGAAATGGTTGGCAAAGATTGCCGGGGACGGGGACGAGTTCGCGATTCAGCTGCTGAAGCATCGCGATATCAGTAAGAAGCTCAACACTTACGTGCGCGGCATCATCAAGCTGATCGGCAAGGACGGCCGACTGCACACCTCGTTCAACCAGACAGGCGCACGTACCGGTCGACTATCGTCCAGCAACCCGAACTTGCAGAATCAGCCGGTCTACATCAGAGACGCGTACATCTCCGAGCCCAACACGAAAATGGGCGCAAGAGACTACCAGCAGCTCGAAATGTGCGTCCTCGCGCACTTCAGCGGCGATGACAATTTGATCGCCGCCATCATTGACGGCAAGGACTTGCACGCTTGGTGCGCTTCGCTGATGTTCAAGGTCCCGTACCAGGACATCATCGATGCTAAAGACCGAGACGACGAGATTGCGAAGGCTAAGAAAGCCAAGCAGCCGTTCACCCAGCTAACGGAGTACGAGAGCAAGCTTCTCTACTACCGCAAGGCCGCGAAGAGCATCGGCTTCGGTCTCGTGTACGGCATGGGACCGAACAAGCTTGCACGCGAACTGAAGATCACGGTCGACGACGCGAAGGCTCTCATGGAACGCTACTTCGCCGCGTTCCCCGGTGTGAAGCGCTACTTCACGACAGCAATTGCGGAGTCCGAGGCACAGGGATTCTGCACGACTATCCTGGGCCGTCGGCGCCAGCTTCCCGGCCTGTACTCGTCCATCAACGCGGACCGCGCCGGCGCAATCCGTAAGATCAAGAACTCGCGAATCCAGGGTACCGCAGCTGAGATAGCGAAGCTGGCAATGATTCGTGTCTACGAGGACGAATACTTGACCGCATGCTCACTGAAGATGCAGCTGAACGTGCACGATGAGGTGGTCTACTGCATCCCAGACGAGCTAGAGGGGGACACCCGATTCGAGCGACGGTTGTGCAAGCATATGGAGCATCCGCTTCCATTTGACCTCTCCATCCCGCTACGCACGAGCGGGAAGTACGGAGATAACTGGAGTATGTGCAAGTAACTACAGAGCGGATATTAACCGTTAATATCCAAGGAGCCGAGTTGAAGACTAAACTCTTGGGTGTCGATATGACGCTCGTCCAGAAGGCAATGCAAGAGACTGGCTGCTCAGAGCAGCACGCGATTGAGTTGGTCGCCAGTGGTAACTACCCAGCGAAACAGGAGGAGAAGCCATGCCGCCAAGCGTCAACCAAGGAAAATTCGACGAAGTGATGAACAGGCTGACTGACAAGTACGGCGGCGCCGTACGAGCAGTCACCCCGGAAAAGCACAAGTCGGCGTTTCACATTCGCCGACCAACCGGAATCATGTCCGTGGATTCGCAGCTGATGGGCGGTTGGCCTGGAGGGTCGATCATCCAGGTGCACGGTCCTGACGGCATCGGCAAGGACGCGCTCATCAACCTCACCATGGCCGAGAACCAGCGGCTTTACGGAGATGAGAGCTTCATGTTCTGGTGCAGCTTTGGCTACCAAGCTGACCTAGACTTCATGCGGCTGTGCGGCATGCAAATCGCGTACTCGGATCAGGAACTACAGATGATGGATATTGACCCAGACGAGGCCACGCCGGAACAGCGCGGTACCACTACGGGTCGTATTGTCTTTCTGGAGCTGGGCGACGTGGAAGAGGCCGCGGCGGCCCCCGCCGAGACGATCATGGAAGGAGTTATCGAGCTGGTCAGCTCAGGCATCTTCCAGGTCGGGCTGATTAACGAGTTGGGCAGCGGAGAGACGCGCGACAACGTCGTGAAAGAACTTCATGAGGACGTTAAGATCGCAACATGGTCGCGCCTGATGGCGCAATTCTGCACACGCTGGTACACGACGATTCGGCGAGCGCTTCCGACCGGCGAACCGAATCTCACGACACTCGGCGTGATCAATCCGGTACGCGCGAACCTGAACTCGTACACCGCGAAGTTCAAGCCTACCATCGCCACCAGCGGACACGCACTGGAGCACGCCAAGGCGGTCGACCTGCATCTGAAGCCCACCGGCGTGGTGAAGAAGGGGCAGCAGCGAATCGGTAAGACGGTCGGCTGGAAAATCGCAAAAGGTAAGCACGGAATGCCGGAGGGTGCCGAGGGCGAATACGACTGGATCGACGGGGTCGGCGTCGACCTCGTCAAAGACCTGTGCACAGTCGCCAACGAGTATGGCGTAGTCCAACAGCGCGGGAAGAACTACACCATCCAGGGCTACGAGGACAAGATCGAAGGAGGGCTGGCTGGTGTGGTCGAATTCGTGCGGGAACGGCCCGAGTTGCAGCCCGTCATTCGCGAAGCCACCTACGCCGCGCTATCTGGGCGCTAATACCTGCGAGGAAGACACATGCCGCGTCTGGACATCATAACGACCAGTGGTGTAACCCGAGCAGTCGAAGCGCGAGTATGCATTCGTGGCTTGTTCATCCACGCCGATATAAACACCCCGAGTACGCGCGTCATCAGCCACCGCAGCGGTACGGCAATCATTACCGACATTCCGCCTGGGGTGCTGGGAGATCAGTTGATCAAGAACGTACTGCTGCCGCGACTACTACATCTCAACTGGACGCTGGACTCATCCGCGATTTACGACTCAGACGCCCATGTGCGTGCAATCGAGGAGGCAAACGCAGACGTGCTCTCGTACTACGAGCGGGCTCGCATCAAAGAAGCGCGCCTCGCAAAAAAGATCGACGGTACTGTCCAGCCCGGTTCAGGGGCAAGACCGCACAAGAAGCGCGATGTGGCGAACGTCATCGCTCTGATAGACCACAAGTTCACGGATTTGGAGAACTTCTCAGTAGACCTCAAAGACCTGGAGTTCTTGCGAGTTCAGGCGCTGCGTACAGGCAGGATTCCTGCACTGCTAATCGAGTTCACCGCGCCAAACGCCACAAGCGTCGGGCTCTTCTGCGAAGACAACATCGACTTCAACGAAGAGGAGGTTACGCAGACTCTCTCCGTCGCCGGGCAGAAAAGTTACTCGCTGCCCAAATCGCTGGCGGTGCGCCTCCGCCCCGCAACTTGCGTGCGCCTCGACTACGGAGAACGGAAGTGGTTGCTGGTGACCAACCGCCGCTTCTTGGAGATCGTCCATGGCGCTTAGCTGTTATAAACCGTTAATACTCGCAGGCGTCGCGTGCGACGGGACCATCCTGTCTGCGGACAGAGAGCAGCGGCAGTACCCATCGGTTATCCACGAAAGTATGCAGAAACTCGCCTATGACGGAGACCTCGACCTCGGTTGCGTCGTAGACTTCTCAGAACTCGACGACAGCGACTACCGCTTCTCGGTCATCAAGAACGAGGCAGCGTCGGCTCTGAACACCGACGCCTTTCTGGCCTGCATGCCTCCGTCACTCGCGCTGGCTGGAGAGCGGTCGTCCAGTCAGCTGCACCATAGCACCCGCGAATGGGGCGCCCCCTACACGGTTCTAAGGGAGCTTTTAGACGCGGAGATGGGCTACGCCTGGGCGCCACCAACCATGACGGTTGTGACCCAGAAACAGCCGTTAGACTGGCGTAATCTACGGCTTGAGTCGCCCATCTGTTTCTCCAGCGCGTACGTCGCCGATGACGGCTTCCGGATCAAAGAAGAAGTTGACGCTGCGTTTACGGACGCGAACAGAGACAACTACACCCGCGGCATCGGATACCACCACCCGTCTGCGCTCGGCTCTGTAAACTGCGCGAGAGCACTGGCGTACGAGCGCGCCGGTGTACTTCCCGCGCCGAACTTCACAATCTGGTCTTACGGCTACTTTGAGCTGGGGCACCTGATCCACAACTTGGTGCAAGGCAAACTGCACCGGAGAATGGGTGCGCGCTTTCAGTCCGAAGTATCCATCCAGATACCGAGCCTGAACATAGGTGGAAGCGCCGACGGGGTTATTGACGGAAAGTACGTCCTCGAAATCAAGACGATTGGAGCGAAGGGTTACAGTAATCTTCGAGCCCCTAAGCGCGCGCACATTGACCAAGTGCATCTGTACATGATGGCTCTCAATATTCCACGGGCGCTCACCTTGTACGTGAATCGGGATAATCTGTCCACGAAGGAATTCTTCGTTCGCTTTGACGCAAAGCACTTGACGCGGCTGCTCGGCCGCATCGCCGAAATCGAAAGCAAGCTGGATACAGACCAGCTGCCTGACCGCGAGGTGGACCCCTATGACTGCGGTGAATGCAAGTTTGCCCACGTCTGTCGACCCCAAGTCGCCGAAAAGCCCCTACGCAGCAGCAGCGGACCGGGTACAGCGAATTCTGACAAAACTTGGGGTCCCAGACAATCCAAATACAAACGCGTCCTCCCCGATATTAACGATTAATATTCGAACACTATCGGTAGACGCGTTGAAGGACACCTACGATGCGTTTCTGCAGTACCGCGGAATTCTTGTGCACGAGTTCGCGCGCAGCCGCGGACTTGAGCTAGCCGCAAAGGCAAACGAGGAACACGTATTCGCAGTCGCAATGCGGAACGCGAAGAAGTACAAGACTGAGGCTACCAACGCAGAAGAGCGCAAGGCAGTGGCGCTCACAGATGCCAACTATGTGGCGGCCAACGCAGACCTCGTCACACTGAAAGGACTGCGGTACGCGCTCGAAGAGGAAGTTGGACAACTCGACAAAACTCTTGATCGCATCGGGCGTGAATTGTTCTATAAGACGGGTGGGAACAGCGGGGGCTCGGATAGACCGCCTCTCAGCGAATCGACGATGCGAGCGGCATACAAGGCTACCAGTCGTCTAGTCGATACCGCCCCGAGAGTCGAAGAACAAGCGCCGCAAACAGAAGTCCCGCGACGACCACCGATCAGATTACCGACGAAGAGAAACACATGATTATCACGGGCGGAATAGACGTAGGGAAAGATGGGGCGATAGTCGTGCTAGGCGACGGCCGCGTCCCGCTCTATTACGCCCGTGCTCCCATGTTTGAGCGCGAGTACGTGATTAGCATGATGAACGACATGCTGCTGCAATTCGCGAGCCCGGTGAAACGGCAGACACTGACCAACCTGCGGGCGCTGTTCGCGGACCTTACAAGCGCGCTGAGCGACGACAGCTCTGATGACGCGTTCTCGCGCTGCTACTCGCTATGCGAAACCGCGTTGCTCGAAATCGACTGCACCGAAAGTTTCCACGCGCAGCTGTTTCACGTTGAGCAGCAGCGCGTGATGGAAGGTGAAGGTCTCACCTCGGTGCTAAGCACAGGCCGCGGGATGGGGCTATGGGAGGGGCTTCTTGCCGCCAACCGCATCCCCTACCAGATGGTAAGTAGCACAAGCTGGACGAAGCGAATGGGTTGCGTCGCTCCCGCCAAAGATCGGGCCGCTCGCAAAGCGGAGCATGTCGCACGCTGCAGCCAGCTGGTGCCGGATCTGCCGCTCGTTTACGAGGGGTGCCGCACCGCGCACGACGGCACCGCCGACGCTGCGTTGCTGGCCGTGCACGCGTACTACCAAATCATCGGAAAGACGCATGGATCGTGAAACAAGAAAAGCACTACTCGATGTTAACAACGGAGAGCTGCGACATCTAGTATTTCAGCTGTACGGAATACGCGCTCCAAGCGGCGCCAGTCGCGCGCAACTTTTCCGTATTCTCGGGTATAAGGGTTCTGTTACGAGAAGAGATTTCGCCGGCACTGACCGTCTGAACATCATGCGGAAAGAGTTGACCGAATTCATCACGAAGTACAGAGACCGTTTGTCGTTGAGTTGCTCCGGTATTTGCCGCGAGCACACAGACGCGGTAGTGCAGTGTTGCTGGTTCGAACTCTTACAGGACACAGGAGTCGACATCGACGAAACAGAACTGAATGTTGGGCCAATGGAAGTGCCGGAGGACTTAGAGTGAAGTTAACGCTGAAGTCACTCAGTGTCTTCACCGACACCGAGTTGCGTGCGATCTGTAACGCAGCCGGCCTGATGACTGTGTACGAGATTTTCACAGTCAGCACCGGTGATCTGAAGAAGGCGATATTGGAGGATCTGAAGAAAGGAACTGCGGCCCTCATCGGCGCGGTGTCTCCCGAGGATCCGATTCTTGAGGGAGTGTTTACTCCTGAGAAAGCCACGTTCTTCCTAGAGCTGGGAAGCGCGGCACGTGAAAACCGGGTGCCACTCTCATTCGACGAGGTGGCCCTAGACGAACCGGAGAACGAAGAGATGCGTATTACCCCCGTGAAGAAGCCCGCTGGTGCGCCCGCTGCCGAGCCGACCGTCGCGAAGGCCACTCCCGCCACTCCCGCGAAGCCGGCTACGGCTGTAGCAGCGAAGCCCGCCACCGCTGTGGCGGCAAAGCCTGCGACTGCAGTGGCTGCCGCGAAACCCGCTACGGCGGTCGCGGCGAAGCCGGCGACGGCTGTGGCTTCCGCGAAACCCGCTACGGCGACAACGGTGGCGGCCAAGCCGGCGACAGCGAACACGGCGAGCCCCGCAACGCCCGCTGCCGGGCCGGTGACCGTGGACCTGACGCCCGTCACGGCGCTGCTCAACAAGCTCATCAGCGCGGTCGACGTGCTGGCCAAGGACAACCAGAAGCTGACTGCTGAGGTGCAGAAGCTCCGCGTGGACGTCAACACCACCCTGAACCGCGCCACCGTGGCAGAGGCCGGCGTCAAGTTCCTCGTGCTGAACACCTACGCGGACGTGCTCACCGAGCAGTTCCCCGACGACCTCGACACGGTTCTCGGCAACATGCCCGAGACCATGCTCGCGGTCCCGCAGAACCGTGAGGATTACGCCATCGTGTTCCTTGGCGCCGAAGAAGCGGAGGAAGGCGAGGAAGAGGGCGAAGAGAGTGAGGAAGGCGAAGAAGAAGAGGGTGAGGAAGGCGAGGAGGGCGACGACGACGAGAGCTTGGAGTGAGCCGCCGCTGCTAGCGCGCTGCTTCACTAAGAACGCTCACGGTATAATGCCGTGGGCGTTTTTTTTATCCAATATTAACGGTTAATATCGCGCATGGGCGTTCTAACCGGCTTTATAGGCGGGCAATCCCCTACCTAGACCCAGGTAGCACCCCATAGGCCCAAATACCCCCCTACAGGCCCTATAAAGGCCCTAAAAGGGCTAAAAAGCCCTATATAGGCCAAAATAAGCCAAAAAGTGCAATATTAACCGTTTATATGGGTATAAGAATAATGAAGGAAGAGAATACGCCAATTCTTCTTCCTCCTGGTCGCTACCGTGAGGTACGACGAAGGCCGGTGACAACCCGGTACTGGGACGAGAAGACGCCCAGGAGCAGCATGGCGCTGCAGAAGTCATCCCCTGTTTCGCGACAGGGTGATTCGCCGAGTTCAAGACTTGTGCGCATGCCTGACAAGCATGTGTAGAAGCCCCGAACTCGCGGTCGAAACAAATCGCGGATTCGACCCCTGCTGGGGGTAGAAAGCTGAGCAACATGGCGAAGCACTCTGTTGATTCGAGGCATACGGCCGTCGCCGGCGGCGCCATCGGCCTGGGCCTGATCATCCACGGCATCCTCGCCTTCGTTCCGGCGAACAAGACGGCGAACGCCGTCCGGGAGGGCGCCGACCGTGCGGCCCGGGACGACGCCCGGGCGGAAAAGGCCCGGTCGAAGGCCAAGAAGGCCGCCGCCGAGCTGAAGAAGGCCGCCGCCGAGGCGAAGGTGGCGAAGGAGGCCAAGGCCGCCAAGAAGGCCGCCAAGGCCGCCAAGAAGGCCGGCAAGGTGGCGAAGGCGACCCCGTAACAGAAGGCGGCCTGAGAGACGGGGGAAGGTGCTGGCGTGCACCTCTCCCCCTTTTCTTTACCGGGTATCACGCCCGACCGACGCTGCGCGGTTCCGCGGCACCTGCGGACAAGGAGAATCCCATGTGGGACTTCCTCACCGACCCGGAGGTCTTGGGTGTTTTCGCCCAAGCTCTCTTCATCGGTGGGTTCCTCGCCTGGGCGCGGTTCTCGGGATGCGGCGGCGAGCCGTACGACCGGAACTGAGACCCAGGCGGGAGAGCCCGCCTTTGTTTTTAGCTTGGAGTATTAACCGTTAATACAGCAATTACGCAGGAGGGTTGAGGATGTACGAGTAGTTATTCGCGGCAGGTAGCGGACCGCGGAGAATGAGACGGAAGCTAGTCCAAAGCGACTGATATAGCGCGCCGCCAAACACGGCCGGGATGGAAGCGGGATTCGGCACCCACACGGTTCTCAACCGAATGGTGTTACCCGCAATGATCTGGGAGATCACCGTGAACTGCTCATTGCCGGCGACAGGCACAATTGTTGAGGCCGGCGTGCGAAGCTCAATGTCAGCGTGCCACCGTCCGGACTCCAGGTCCAGACCGGTCTCGGTAAACAAATCACTGTCAAACTCGATGTCGTACTCGCCCACGTTCGGACCGAGAACAACAGTGGCCATGGTCCCCTTGTAACCGATCGTCCATGTGTAGCCAAGATTGCCCACAGCTCCGTTATAAACGCCAGTGTGGGTGGCGATGACCTCTACAAACGCTTGCGCCAAATCCGCAGGCAAGAAAGTATCTGTGGCGGTTCTTCCGAGTACGCGGGCAGTCGTGGCGTTATAGCCGACGTGGTTTTCGCCAGCGCCAATTTTCAAAGTCCCATAACCGGTAGCATCGAACAAGTTATTCCCGACAATCGAGGCGCCGCCACCCGTCACCGTGAGCGTCTTGTTCGCTCCGTCGTCAAACGACCCTAGAGTGTTGTTGTGCACTACCGCGTCTACGCCGAGAATTTCTACGCGCCCCATGCAAATGTTGTCAACAAAGGACAGGCCGGAAGCACCGGCGGCGGCAAAGAAAACCCCAGGAACGACCCCGGCGTCAACACCACGAAAAGTACAGCGATGTACGCGTACGTTGTCGCCGGACGAGCCGATTTCGGTCACGTTCAGCACATTCGCCTGCTCTACCCACGTACCGTTACTGTTGACCGTCAGTCCTCGTACTTTGTCATTACGACTCTGACATCCTGTGCCCGTACTGTCGATGATGAATTCGCCGATTGTATTGCCAGACGTAATCGCGTTGGGACCGTAAATCAACAGGTCCCCGTAAACACCATCTCCGTAGAGAATGTTGCCCGTAACGCGCGCCCCAGCCGCAGGCTCCCCGATGGTAACGTTCTTACCATACGTGGTGTTGCCAGAGACCACAGCACGGTCACCGTACACGCGAATCGCGTCAGACCCGCCAGTCAGCATATTGTCACTGACCACGCAATCGTCGGCGGATACTTCCAGTGTCACAAAGGGCACTGCCGCGGTGTATTCGACATAGATGCCGTCAGCCGCATTATCGGTGTCCAGGATCCGGTTACCGCGCGACACCGTGTTCGCTGCGTGGTGCCAGACCCCATACGTTGTGGCAGCTCGGATCTCGTTGGTCTCTGCCCGCGAGCCAGTTGCAGACAACTTCACACCAACTTCGAGATTGGAGATGAAGGACGACTGTACGACGCCTGCGGAGTCGAGCAGAACGCCGCCGCCAGAGTGTGCGGAAGAGTGTGCGACTCTTGTTGAAGATACGAAAGCGTACGCACGGGCAAGGTCGGACGAGCATACGATTCCGTACGTTGTAGCGTCGTCGAACAGGTTGAAGTCGATACACCCAGAATCTCTGACAACGGCCTGCTTATACTGCAGCAGACGGAACCCGCTTACACGCGCGTTTGTACTGCGGCATGCGAGGACGTGAACATCGCGCACACCGTAGACATATATGCAATCGTCGTCAGCTGCTTGCGGGTCGACCGCAGAATGCGAGAACGTACAGTTGTCCAGAAGCAGTCGATCCAGCCCGAATGTGGACTGTTCATCCGTGGATCCGACGGTCGCGCGGACAAACACCGCCTTTCCCTTGAGACCGGTGGCGGTAACGTCACGAAGGACGACGGATGTCGACGCGGCAAGCGCGTCCAAGTACAACACCGATGGCACGTTCAGCCCGCGGACGTCCAGCAGTCGAAGACTGTGTACCGTCGTAATACTATTCTCAGCGTAGTCGACGTTAGACACAATCGCGACACCCTGGTCGGAACGTAGACCAGTCGCCAAGCCAGCGTCTGACGTCCAACTCCCGGACCAGGAGAATGTGACGTTCTCCAGAGTGAACCCGCGCTTGCCGTTCGTGCAGAAAAGGCTGGTCTTGGTACCCCAAGACACATGCGCTGTTCCGTTCGTATGCGCACCGCGGATTATGACTCCATTCGCCGGAACATTCAGCGGGTGAAGCACGCCGCGGGCGTAGTCCTCGGTCTCGGTCACCGACCCGCGGACGTTGATGACCCACGTACGACCGATGTACTGTAGATCCGCTGCGTGTACTTCGATGTACTTAAACGCGTCGCTGATGCTGTCGAAGTGGGTCTTCCGCGAGGCGTACTCATCCGCCGACGCGGCGCCGACGTAGAGTTCGGTCTTGTGCTCCTGACGACCTACCTGATCTGGGAAACCTTCGATTTGCGCAACCGCCGCAGTTGTGCGCACGCGGCCAAGCGTCAGCTGCGTTGCATCGGTCGTCAACGGCGCTGCGGCGGCTAGTAGTGCCACAGTGTTGCTGGTCACTGTATAGACGGCGTACTGCGTTGAATTGGCCGTGGCCGTTAGCGTCGTAGCTTCGATGTGGTACTTACGACCGAACACCGTGACGTAGTGATCTGCGACCGCAACTACTAGCGGGTCCGCGACTGCGCCCCAGTCCGCGGTGGCAACAGTGGGGTCTACTGCATAGCCGGCAAACGCCGTGTCCAGCACAATATCTGGGTGATTGTAGGACGTCACACCCACGTACTGCACCATCGGCGTACCGTTGGCGGTGAGGTACTCGATAAACAGCACGGAACTATCGGTTACGTCAACCTCGTCCGCCCCACCTACCTCGGCATGCGTAGCGTCCGAGAACGTGAGTGTCCGACCGACTCCGAAGCTTGTTCGTCTGTCGGCCGCGAAGTCAAGCGGCGTCTTACTTCCCTCGGTGTACAGCAGACCACTACCGGTCGCGGCAAAGTTCCGGTCAACCGCAGTCGTCGTGTCGTGGTCAGCTAAGTCCAGCCCGTGTAGCGCCCCGAGGATACTTGGCGCCTGCAGCGCCAGAGGCAGAGCGGATGGCACCAAATCATTCGTTGTGGTAAACGGGATTCGGTAACCGAGACCTGTGTTCAGATCAGAGAACTTCAGGATTCCGTTGGTGAAACTCAACAGAGCGCGCACCGTGTGCGACGTCCCGCCTAGTGTCAACACGGAGCCGGCGGAACCGATGAACGCGGAATCAATCGCGGAAGCGCCTTCTTCGAAAATGAAGGACTTGTATCCGTATATGACTTTCGCAGCGCCGGTGGATCGCTGAGAAATCTTTACTGCCGAGCAGCCGCCGCCAGTCCCCTCATCATTGGTGTCGTACAGCACGTCCTGCGCGGCAGGACGGTCGGCGTCGTTCGTAGGATGCAACAGCATAGAAATCGGCTTGCCGGACAATACCTCGACGTACCGTCCACTACCGGAGCCACGGTCAAAGTCATTCGGAGAGAACGCATTGTTGTACGCCGCATCCAGACCTGGATACGGAATGCCGTGCGCTCCGCCGGTAGACGTCAGAGCGGGAGACGCATCGATACTCCGCACGTAAAACAAATTGCCAGACAACGAAAAACCGGACGCGTCAGCGTTGACGGCGCTTGCGATAATCGGAGCGACTGTGCGTCGAGCGACTTGATTCCAGCCGATGATGCTCACGTTCGCGAGCACCAGCTGATTATCGGCGCAAGAGACGACACGGCAACGCGTAGTCGCGACGCCAGTCGCGGTCGGATGAATCGTAATGTAGAGCGTCGTGTTCGGAGACACAAGACTGTCCGCGGTAATGTCCGCATCAGTTGTGTTTTCGACCGTGATGCGCCATCGGCCCGCGCCCAGTACTTGAGCGGTAGGGGCGTACCAATCGTTAGTATTAACGGTTAATAATTGTTCGCCGCTCTTGATGGCGCGCAAGTAGCTCTTCAAAAGAGACAGCTCTTCGCGAGAGATACCCAGCGGGCCCGCCGGGTCTTCGAATTCGCCTCTAACGGCGGAACTGCCCTGCGAGATCATCTGCTCGCGAACCGTGGTAAGCGTGCGACAGTCGACAGTGTAGTCACCTTCCAGCAACGCGCCCGCCTCAAACACCAGCGCCGGATTCAGCGCGAAGCCGATTGGATTGCAAACGAATGCCTGCCCCGCCAATGCGCCCGTGGTGAAACGAACTGGATAACCGGCCGGAAGAACCTCCAGCACCTCAGCGTAGTCCTCCCCAGGATTGAACAGCAGCGTCCCGACTGGTAGCGACCAGTTGGATGTCGTGTCTTCTTCCTGGTCAGGAAAGCCAACGTTGCCGACTGCTTTTCGTCCGACATTCTCCGCTGCATCAGCGTTCACACGCGCCGCTACATCGTCCAGCGTGGGGAAATCTTCGCCAGCGGTCAGCTGGGACAGATATAGATAGTTATCGATAATGTACACGACGTACGCGAAATTACTGCGGACCTCGGTGCCATCGGACGTGTTGTCTGGTGGCGATGCCCATGCAAGCCGCTCTCCGGCCGTGAAGTTAGACGCATCAGAGACGTGAACACGATGCAGACCGCCGCGCGTAAGGACCGCTTTGTCGCCGCCAGATGCAGCGCGGCGAACGTTCACTAAGCGGTACAGGCCGTTGTTCTCGACCGCTAAGTCTGTGCCGGAAATCTCGACGAAGCACCCTGGACGCGCAAGAAATTGCGACCACGAATAGCTGCCCTCAAGGACAGGTCCGTCTTCTTCCCAGCGCTCAATTGCGAGCGAAGCGGTGCCTCCCTCGTACGGATACACGTCTGGGCGCACACGCCGTACTGGAGCAACTGTCGATGGCAGTGCATGTTTCGTGCTCCCGCTGATCGTCATGGCTGGGAATACGCTCGGTCCGCCAGACCACTGCAGCACATCGGTAGGAGTGACTGAACAGGCGCGATTTGTTGCGTTCGCATAGAAGTCACGAGTCGCACGCAGGAACTGCCCGACAGTCGATAGGTGCGCTCCGTGGTAAACCCATACTGCTGGCGCGTACGTACCGAGCCCCAGGCCGATCTCAGTTGCGCCCTGCGCCACATCTTTGAGCGCGCTAAAACCGCACGTAATACCGCCAGAAGTCCGCTCGTAATCCAGCTGGTCATCACGCAACGCTGGAGAGAACAGCATGTCCGCCAGGAATTCGATGTTCTCCTGCAGAGCCGCCAAGGGTCTGTTCAACGCCTCGGCCGACGCAAACTCTCCGTACGCGAGTAGCTTAGTTCCGGGGGTCTGAGCAACAAACGGTAGCTGCGTATTCGGCGGCGCAGTAGTGCTTAGCGCCTCGGGACCGTGCGCAGATCCAGACAAGCGTCCGAAAAATTTCATCTCAGCACTCCTTGATCAAGTACGCAGTTCCCATTCGACTCGCACACCAGACTGCGGCGTAATCGGGATGGGCTCGAAGATGTTGTAGGCAACCATCGCATTTGCCGCCGCGGGGTCGGCCTCTCCGGTCTGTGGCGCTGGATGCGTAAAGATCGGCAGCGCGGATGACAGGTACAGACCGATTTCGGAGATTGGTACGAGAGTACCTACCTCAACATTCGATACGCGCGTGCGGTTGTTAATGAACGAAATCTCGCTCTCCAGCACGTCGGATACGAGACAGCAGCGGTAGGGACTCGGGAAGTTCAGCGATGAGCCAACCTGCTGCGGGTACAGTTCCTTCAAGTACCTACGTACATTGCTGCTTCTGGAGAATGGGACGGGATCTTCCAGATGTGTGACGGTAATAAGTTCCTGCTGCCGCCGTGCGAATCGCGTATCCGTCTGCAAGGCGCCGCCGCATCCGAAGCCCACGTACTTGATACGCGTTTGTACATGCGGAGTCGGATGCGTACCTGTTTGGTAATCCGGCGAACCATACAGAAGCGCCTGCCACGCCCGGCCCGTATTTGTAAACACATTGTGGTGTTCGCGCACCGTCACCAGCTTGCCGCGTTCACGCACAGTAATCCGCACGTTGGCGCGCGTCTGCAGCGCGTCGTCGAGATGGTAGTCGGGAGACATCGGTTTCCTTACGCGTTAGAGAAGATACGGTAAGGATTATGGCACAGGAAGAGCGAGCGACTGAAGGTGAAAGCAGAAAAGAACGCGTTACCGCGTATAGCCAATAGCAAGTCCGGCGGCGAGGCCAGTTGCGAGTCCGAGTGAAAGCCAGACAAGTCTGGAGGGGGGTTCCTCCAGCTGCTCGACCTTGTGCGCGAGCACACGCGCAGCGGTAGCGCAATTGACGAGCGCGGTGGCGGAGGTCATACGTTCCGCGGTCAACTCCGCCTGCGTAATTGGGCATGCAAGCGCAGGCGGAGTGAGTACCTCTTCTGCACGTAGTGGGGCAGCCGCGAGAAAGATCAGTGTCAGAACGATTGCCGTTTTCACCGCGGCTCCTTCTTACGCAGTTCGATCTCTACGCGCTCAGCCTCCGCAGCCGCCTTTTCAGCGTCGGTAGCTACGCGTTTTAGCTCGGCGTACTCTTTCTTTTCCGCGTCATCTTTCTTCGACGCTTCTTTCAGTAGCCCCAGCGCTCGAAGTACTGCGGTTAGAATGTCCATACTACCTCCGATTCTTCTGCGCTCGTTCAGTCGCCAGCTCGGCCAGCAGATTCAGCATGACCTCGGGGGAGACAGCGGGCCGCTCCGGATCGAAGTTTGTGCGGTCCGTATCCGTCTCTTCCACGAATGGCGCATGGTCACCCGGCCGCGGTCTCGGACTTACAGGAGGCGAGGTATCCTTTGCCGGTTCCTTCTGTGCCCGCTGCGCGTGCTCCCGCACGTTCCCGCCCACGTACGTCAGGAAAATGCCGGCCAGGAAAGCGGCAGACACCTCGCTCAGCTGCCCAAAAACCTGTAGAACTGTGCCGCACACCGCAACTACTACGAATGCGAGCAGCTTTCGGAAACCGAGGATTTTGGAACCGGTGACAACGTTGCGTGATTGGTGGTGCGTGATCATACGCGTTACAACTCCCCAATCACGTCCGCATGCGGCCAGACGCGACGGTCTGGATCCCAGTGTACACCGATGATCTTGCCGCGCACTACCTGGGTTCCGCGCTCGACCGGCGCAGCGAGCGTATGCGTAGCGTTGTGACGCAGATCCAACGGGAAATTATGCAGCTGCCCAAGTGCGCGGACAAGCTTCTTGAACGTCTCCAGTTGCTCTGGCACGTAGTGCCCGTTTGCTGGGTTCGGCAACAAGTCAATACCGACTGCCTCGTTGGGATACTTGCCCCACGGGTATACATCTAACGGCGACTTGGCTCCCGGCCACGCCGCATTCCAGTAGTCGTACACCACGTTACCTGGACGGCCATGACGCCGCCATCCGGAACCGTCTGAAGGACTTGCCCAATCACGCCACGTATTGTTGGCGTAGACGTCGCCGACCGGGCTGCCCATGGCCAAGCCGCCAGCGTGACTCGTTCGATAGCAGTCCGCATCGAGGCAGAAAAGCTTACCAGTCGTACCGATCATGTAATTCGGCTGATACTTCGCCACGTCGAACAACTGCGCAGCGTAGTCATCGAGTTCCGCAGCTGTCGGAGTCCGGCCGAACGTAGTCTTGAACTTGTTCAGGGCCTTGTTCGCGAAGGTCACCGAGGGCGTGTGCACGACGGTCCCGAGCGGGCGGGAGCCGCGTACTTTGTTGACAGTGCCGCCATGCGACAGGTCCGCGAATGACACTCCCAACTTTGCGAAGTCACTTGCAGTTAGCGTTTCCGTGTACATGCAGTCAACCTTCCCGTTATTAACCGTTAATAATCAGAGTGCCGAGCCGTCCCACGGAATGACCAGCCCTGAAGTGACGCCCGGTACCACCCACGCTCCTTCGTTGAAGAGAGAGCGTTGGGCACGTGTCGAGTCAATCTGCCGCATAGCTGCCGCGGAGATAAATCCAGCCTGATGGATTACCGAGGCGACGGTCGACTTGATGGGAAGTCGGTAGGTGTCGTACTTACCCGAGCGCGGATTGGGCTGATTCGTCGCGTCAAGCGTCATGAAACGCGACACCACGTTACACGCGGTGGCACTGCCGGGTAGGAGCATCGCCCCGTAGGCGGACGCACTATCATCGCGTAGCCAACCGCCTGCCGCCGAGTGAGTAGCACCACCAATCCACAAAAACGGCGGATAAGTCGCGTCATCTGCCGAGTTGGTGCTCGTATAGGGCAGAATCGCGAGTCCCTGGTTCCAGCTGTTGTTCTGGGTGTAGTCAAACAGCGCGTAGAAGTAACCGACAGCGGGGTCACTGATGATAGTCAACCAATTGGTGTTAGGGGCGCCGTTGTCTACGCTCGTATACGTCGCCGCGGACTGAATCTTCGTCCAGTACGTTCCGCCAAGCGGAGCGTCAGAGAACATCGTACCGTCGACCGGCTGGTCTACACCGACATTCCAACCGCCGGCGGGCGCAAATGCCGCGCACAGAGTATACGCAGAGATCGCGGCGCCGCCGCGGTTACTCGAAGACCACAACGTAGTGCTGTTATTACACGCACCCAACCACATCTCCCAGGTACCGCCCACTTGTTTGAACACGAACCAGTCGCCATGCCCATCTGCACCTCCGGAAGTTTCCAGGATTGTGTACTTATCCGGGTGTGCGCTTAGGGCGGTGTGTAGCGCCAACAGCATGGCACCTGCGTAGCCCGTGGTACCGTCGGTGGACATCGCAAAGACGTTTTTATGCTGAACAGAGATAGCCATGTCGGCTCCTTACGTGTCGAGAGTTAATGCGTCAAGAAGATCCGACTCTACAGCAAGAGCCAGCTCGGCAACATCCTCTGACAGTCCGGTAATAGGATCGTTGTCGGCCTCGCTGTCAAGGGCAAGATCCTGGTAAGGCTGTCGCGGTGTCGGCGGAGTGTACGTAGTAGACGACATCGGTCACTCCACAATAGTTACGCCGAGTCCGATTTGAATCCACCCACTGGTATCCGAGTCGGCGACCATCAGCGGTTTACGAACATGGCCAATCGTGGTGGGCGCCACTGCCGTGATGAGCCCCGGGAACTCATCAGACAAGAAATGCCCCGCACCGGGCACGATGGCGGCTGTGTTCAAGTTCTTAATCCGGCCACCGTTGCTCAGCCATACGGTGTTGGTATTCTTCCAGACGACGATACCAAATACTTCAGCGTTGTCCGGCGTGTCGGCTAGCGAGGCGACCCACGTACTGGTGTTCCCGTCGTAGCGGATCGCGTCACCCAACGCGAAACCGTGCCCGGTGATACGCACTGGACTACCGTAGATTTCCTTCGGGGGCGTGAACGTGCTCACACCGTCGAACCATGCTAGCCCGCCATTCTCAGTGCCGACGGTTCCCGCCGCAGCGCGCACGACTTTGCCGCACACTCGGGCGTACGTTCCCGCCATATGCGTCAGCGCGCCAGTACTATTGACGAGTAGGTAATCCGCGTCATCCCATGCAGAGAAGTCACCGGGGATGAGCCCATCGAGCAGTACGTACCCGGTGTCACCGGGGTCCAAGGCAGTGAGCGTGAGGCCGAGCAACACCGACTCGACTGTCTCGCTGTCCGAGTTCACAGTATTAGCGGTTAATACTACTTCCGATAGGTAGTCCGCCTGCTGCGACGCGTTGAGGCCAGACGCGCTGAAATTGCGGCTGCCTGTCAAGCTAACCACTCGATTAGCGGCAATTGACGACCCACCGATGTACTTGACCGCGGCAAGACGCCGACCGCCTAATTGCCGTGTTAGCAATTGAAGGTGGCTCTCGATACTGCGCGCCCACCCAGTGTTAGTCTCGTACTCATCGCGTTCCTGCGGCGTCAAAATCGACTGCTCGCAGTAAGCCGACTTTACTTCGAACAACGCCGTGAGCCGTACGACGCTATCGTCTTCCGCTAGACGTGCATTCAGCACGACCACGTAGCGGCCTGCCACCTTTGGCGTGAAGGTCTTGTTCTCCTTCACAGTCGCGGAGCCAGACAACGCAAGCGGTAGCGGGTGGTGCGCCGGACCGTATAACGCCCAGCCGTCCCCAGCACCTGCGTCGATGGTATACAGACTCCAGTCACCTGAAGTCAGTGACACATGAACCTGCGACCCAGAGACCTGCTGCGCCAGGACAGTAGGTGTCGGATCATCACCCGTCAGATTAAGGCTGAGCCCCGCCATTGGCCATCTCCTCTACTGCCTGCGAAGAGCCACGACGCTTACCGATCAAATAGCCGCCAAGACCGAGACCGCCGGCCGCCGCGAGCATTCGCTTGCTAACACGACGGCCCGTAGAACGTTCCACCTCTTCAACGACAGGACGACCGCCCGACTCAACCATTTTTCGTGCCGCAGCGCGGTACAGCTCTTTGTCCGAGGCGCGCTGCTTGAGCGCGGAGCGAATACGATGACCCGCACTACCGAGCGTGCCACCAGCCAAGGCACCTGCACCCGCAAGCCCAGCACCGCCCAACCACCCCACAGGGCCGAGCGCTGCCAGTAGAGGGAGCGTCACGCCGGCTCCGGCTAATCCGGCGGCAGCACCGCCGGCGCCTGCGCCCAAAAGTGCCCCAGTCGAGGTTGCGCGATGTAGTCCTTCGCGCACTGCGTCCTTCGCACTCGCGTGCTTCCGGTGACCGCGAAAGTCACTGTAGTGTCGCGGCGTGTGCCGTACGCTACGCGCACCCTCATAAGCACCAAACGTGCTGCCCGCAAGGGCGCCAGAGCTTCCCAGTAGGCGAATGACAGCTGCGGCGACATGCGGATCACGGGCAGATACCGCAGCCAAAGCGCCGAGACCTACACCCGCAACGGTGCCTAATATGCCGCCTGCCGCCGCGCCGCCTGCCGCACGCCAGCCAGGACTTCCGTGGTAGGTATGATCTTCGCGTTTTCCGGCCCAGCCGCCGACACCGGCGCCCACCGGCCCGCCGAGCAGATTACCGACCACAGCACCGCGACCCGTACTTGACGCAGTCTTCGTCATTCGGGTCGGACTTAGCGCACTTGGGTTCTGCATGATTCCTAGACCTCGTAGTCCATCTCGTGTTAGTTGCGGAATCCAGCCAAGACCGGTCCCCAACGCTACATCGTCAAAAAACTCGCGCATCGGAAGTTTTCCGAGGCGTTTGCGTCGCAGCGCGTAGGCGGTCCCACCGACGAGACCGATGAGAGGTCCAGCCGCGAGTAAATCCCGGGGCGGAGTTCCTGGTTGTGTTCGCATCGAACGTTCCCGATTAATGAGGTTGCGCTAAGTCTAACACACCGACTAACGCGTACTTACACGCCGGCAGACGAAACTCCGGCCGTAGCCACGCCTGCTCCCGCACTTGCGTCGGAAATACCGCTAATCTGGAATGCCTCCGGCAGCGACGACTCCTCAATATAGACATACCGAGGGCCGCCATCCGACATCTGATACGGACGATAGTGCCGCACGACGACGTCATAGAATCCCGTCGGAAGACCGACCGGGGGAGTCGCGAGAAGCACGTGCCCCGTGCTCGTCTGCACACTCCCGTCAATTCCTAGCACCGTGCGTACGCCTTCGGCAGCCGTCCCCTCTTCGAACTCGACAGCTCTGGCCGCGTACTCCATTTCGGTACCGGACACACGTAAGAATACCCAACTACCGCAAAGCACTCCGTCATACGACGTCGGCTCGGCCGTCAGGACTCCGGTATTTGTGTAATCGGGAGCAATGAACGCGGAGCCTTCGAGACGCAAAACGCCGCTCGCAGTATCAAAAGCCACCGACACGAGCACCGGGCGCGGGATACTCCGGCTCACGAACCCATGTGTGTAATGAAACTCTTTACGGGCGAGTATGGCGAAACCAGCGTGGATGTTCTCGATCTGCGTAGCACTCGCGGCGAACGTGAAGTCACCGATGTTAGTGGGAGTTTCCTCTACCGCGCCGACGTCTTCATAGTCCCAGTGGACGTACGTCAACCCGAGCGCCAAATCTGCTAAACACAACCCAGGTCCGAAGCTCGGGACCATCTGCTCATTATTAACCGTTAATACTCGGTACGGCCGTGTCTGCACCTGTTGATGCAACCGGGGGCAGGTGGCAAAGTCAAACACCGACCCTTCTACCGCCAACTCATTTTGCGTAATACCGCCAAACGGTATATACGTTGTCACGAGTAGTAGCGGACGACACTCCGGCGCACGCTCCGCGATCAAGTCTGCTTGGAAGATTTTTTCGAGGAGAAAGAAAGCCGAATGTTCTTCGGAAGCGCGGTTGGGTACGAGACTGACGAGCGCGGTGGCCCCCGTCTGACTCCCAACCAGTCGTACCACTCCTTCAAGCTCCGCCAGCGCATCAAGACGACGCTCGGTTCCATAGTTGTGCTTCTCCGCGTAGTTCGGATTGTCGAATCCCAGCAGCAGATACGTGTTCGGATGCACGTTCTGTGGAGAATATACACCAAACGGAATCTTCGGATGCTCTCCAGCGCCTACGTGCAGAAGAATAGGTGGAGACTCGTCCCAAATGTGACCGTCTACGGGAAGACCGTCGACAGTTACCGTGATTTCCTCTCCGCAGGCAAACTCCACTTCGGCCTGTAAATCTTTGACGACCGGAACCCACAGGCGACACGCTGTAACGTTCAAATCCCCATCGAGTTGATTTACGGGATGATGCTGCTTCTTCCGCTTGTTTCTGCCGCCATCACCGGAGTAATCATCCAGGGCTGCGGACAAGAAACCGGATTCAAACTTCTCTGTGACGTCCTCGGAATCCCACTCGCCGGACGCTGCGTCGGGTCTGCCGAGGGTCTCTCCAGTTGGCCATACCTGCGCCAACGCCGCATCATCGGCATCCGAATTCTCATACGGCCAGCTGTCTGTCAGAACTGCGTGCGCTCGCGAGCCATAGCCGACGTCAGACAAATGAAGTCGTGCTTCGCGCGTAACGTAATCCGTCGTGTCTACGTCGTCGTGAAAACCGAGACTACCGACCACAATGCAATTCGTGTACGCGGGTTTTACTTCCGAGACGAACGACCGCAATAGCGGAAATAGTTCTGTGCTCCCGACGGTACTCAAAGGAATACGCGCGACGAAGGTGTGCTGCCGTGCTGCAGGACTTACGCCAAGCTCATCGAGTAGGTCCGGCGACGAGACTTCGTCGTCTACGGTTACACAGACAACTAACGGAAAGAACGCGGGTAGCTCTCCGTCTTCCCACTCTTCCCCACGTTCAGCTTCTGGGATGGCCGGATCTGTCCCGCGGATGACTCGTCCGGTCGCAGGATTGACGCTAAGTGTGGCGCCAAATGGGTAGGTGAACGTCGACACCTCACCATCCGCACCGAGAAACAAGATGCGTCCAATATCACCGCGCTCTACCGGCTCGACGATATCGACCACGTGGCCGCGCATCGGCGTGAACGGAAGATCGAAAAACGACTGCAGCGCCAGTTGGATATTCGCGATCTGCGGACCAAATACAAAGCCCATCCAGCAAGCGCGAACGGCTTGTAAATAGTCGACTGGTTTAGCGTGCGGAGCGGGAGCACCGGCTCTGGGGTACAGCACTTCGCGCGGGAGACCCACGAGTACACCGAAGTTTCGCTGGATCGTCCGCCAGTTATCGAAGTACGACACCTCTGCCCATAGTGTTTCCGGCATCGGATGTGCGTAGCTATACGCCGGGACGACAAATCTGTGCTTGCCAGTGTGTAGCGCCGCCGACAGCGTCAACCGTGCGCCCGACAGCCGGTCGACGTGGTACGTCCCGGCGTCCAGCCCATCCGGAATGACCACGACCGACGCGCCACGCGCCGTGAACGCGGGAAGGTCTGCGTCCGCATCGAGGCCAGGAGCGAAGCGAACGGAGGACAGGAATCGTCCATCACTGGGGTTGGAGAAGTCTGCCGTACCCTCAACCAGAGGGATAAAGCGTACACGCTCGTTCTCGACCACGTAGTTGAAGTTACCGACGAGGACGGGTGCCCCAGGAGTCGCCCCCATCGTCGGAATGCTCGTAAGATCCTCGGTGACCGGAAGTCGATCTACAGTGACTACTGCGCGCAACTTGGGCACAAACGAGGCAATGTCATTTTCTGTGTAGACCGCCTCGACGACGCCGGTAATTGCGCTAGACGCGCTATTCATTGCGCTGAGCAGCGACGACCAGTCCACGAAGATATAGTAGTCCGCGGCAGCGACAATCGGGATGTTTACGGTGGTCTCTGCATTCGTGAGCAAATTCACGATGTCGCACACGGCGTAGTCACCAAGACGAAGTTCCCACGCATTCACCGACTGCTCTTTGAGCCAGAAGTATGGCTTCTGTTCCAGCCATACAGCGCCGGTGCCTCGCAAGTGCTCCCACTTGCACGGCTGCCCGTCCACAGGGCGCGTATACCCCGAAATGCGAAAGCGGTAAACATCGTCATCGACGCTGGTTTCTGCCACTTCAGCCAACGTCGGTTCTCCAGTCTCCGGACTGTACACGCGCACAAAGTCCCCGACCTGGAGAGCCTTGGAAGAGTACGTGACGTCCTCGATCACATCACTCTCGACAAAGCGCGCGGCAGTCCGCTCGGCAATTAAGCCGAAGTACGGAAAGCGGTTATCCGCCAAGACCACCGACCAGAGCCCGTCTACACGCTCCGACTCTACTACGGTCACCACGGCTGGAGGACGCGCTTCTGCGTACAGCACGCCCGGCCCAACGACGGCAGGTGTTTGCGCGGCGGTGCTCGTACCAGACGAGCAGTTCGTTCCAGTAATCGGTCGCGTGCTCGCCTGCAATTCCGCGCTACAAATTTGGCTCGGAGTTACGAGTGTTGCTAGCGCGGTATCGGCCACGTCAATCCGCGGCGAATACGACAACCATCGCCGCTGATATAAACGGTTAATACTCGAAATCGTTTTGGACAGGTCGTTTTGCCACAGCGCGGCTAACTCCGCGCCGACAGCCTGGACCACCGAAGACCAGTAGTGCGAGAGGATGTTACGGTCCGGAATCAGATTCCAGAAGTCCGGTAGATACTGAAAAATGAAATCAGCCCCCGGTGTGTGCGCCATCAACTGGTCGGACAACTGGCCGTGCACCGTCGCAAACGCTTTGTCGCTGTAACGCACTGCGCTGGTACCATTCGCGCTGACTGTCGCGCCCACCCGGAGAGAGAACAGGTACACCCCTGGCTTATCCGGAATGAACGAGAATGTGCGCAGCGTGCTCAGCGCCCCATGCGCGAATCGAAACGAACCACTCGTGAGAAGCGCGTCATTGTCCGCCTGCGGATCAATCAGCTCGGCGACAAGTAAGCTTGTCACATCTACATCAAAGCCCGTCCAATCGGACGACGTAATCGCTCGATATAGGTCCACAACGCGCGTCAGTACAACTCCATCGCCATCCGTAGCCAGTCGCGCGCTAACGCGCTTGCTAGCAGCGTTCACGCTCAATGCCAGGGCATCTCCTGCGGCTCCTTTTGCCAGCACGAACGTCCAATCGTTAGCACGCGTAGTCGGCTCTCGGAACTTGATCCGTAGCTCACCCGCCGTACCGACCAACACATACGCAGAGGAACCGCCGGTAGCGTAAGGCTTTGCCCCAGCCGGCTGCTGCTCTAGGTTCCACTCGTATACGAGTTCCGCGCTGGACTCCGAAATCGTATTTCCAGCTGCGATGTTTGACACCTCTCCTACGAGCTGAGCGAATGGCGCGACAATAGAGGTTGTCGGCTTGCTTTCCGGCAGGACGCGGCCCGAAGCGAGGCGCCACGACTTGATCTTGAACGCGAGGTCTCCCTCGCCGTCCTCGCGCCCCACAGAAGCGTGCAGCAGAATGCTGTCTGATTGCGTATCCGGTGTTTTTCCAGCGTACAGTGTGTACTTTGCGTCGAGGTTTGGGAGATGAGGCCAGCTACTTCCGTCCGTCTGAAGATACGCCTCGTCCGTAGGCGCAATGTAGATCGTTGTCCGGCCCGTGTCCTCCAGAACCGTAGCGCGCACGGTCAACTGTCGAGGAGCCCCTACGTCATCGAGCAGCAGCGATGCTGAATCCGCCAGTAGCGTCGGTCTCGCGTCGTCTGGTCCGTTGGCCAGATAGATACCAGCGTACGAGAAGAGGAGCCCCACTGTATAGGCTCCGCGACTTGCGACTCCGACGTACAGACGCGCGGTAGCGGACAGGCGTTTGGGCAGCGCGTAGTCCTCAAAGTCCCGCCGGATAAACTCAATGTCGAACTCGACCGTGAACGTGCCGGGGACGTTGACGCCGTCAATGCGCGCCTCGGCGACTTGTCGTCCGCCGATACCCGCAACAGCCGTTAACACTACGCCACCCCGGTATGCGACGACAGACCGATACGGCGTCACACAGTGCGCTAGAAAGCCGTCTGTTACGTTCAGGATTTCGGCCGACCCGTCGGCCGCATACGCAGCGCGAGAGTTCCAGTCGAACAAATCAAAGGTTGCGGAAACTGGAAGGGTCACGGATGTCTCCCGCGCGAATCGCTTGAGTTACTTACGGCGGATCGCAACGTGTGCGTCGTCGCCGACTACATGAGCGCGCGGATCGAGCGCTACCACATTGTCACTGCGCAAGATCCGCGGATTACGATCCTCATCATAGTAGAGGAATCCGACTTCTTGCGGGAGCGTCATTCCGGTTACCCCGCGACGCGCTAGTTGCTTCAACAGCGGGAACACTTCAAAAGGCTTGT